ACCAAGCAGTTCCTGCTTATATTCACACCGAAAGAAGAATTTCGTTGTACATCCCAGCCGGAGTGTATAACATTACATCTACGTTATATATCCCCAGCTTTGCTACTTTAATTGGCGATGGTAGTGACAAGACTATAATAAACCATAGCGGAAGTAACACAGTCATTCGCTTTGTAAATGACATGTCAACGATCGGACACCCAGCTGGAATGGGTAGCACTGTAGTAGATGCCAACTTAGATGGAAATCCAACTAATGATCCTGATGATGTTCAATACACTAACCAACCTAGACACATAAATTGTAAAGGTTTCTCGGTAATGACATCCTCATTTAATCAAATCGCGCTACAATTAGACACAGTCCGAGATAGTAAATTTGATGACTTAACCATTCAGGGAAATTGGGGATTGACATATGATAGTAATAGCAAAGGTATTGCGCTAAATGCGTTTTCCACATTGGTGACATGTGAGCGAAATATATTTAGAAATATTAAAATATCAGGTTTTAGTTATGCAATATATGCCAAACAGGATATCATGAGCAATAGCTTTGAATCAGGTTATATTACTGACGTTAGACAAGGCATCGTGTTAGGCGACTTGGCAAATGGCTTCTCAATAGGGGAACTATATGGACCACGAAATACGCATATAAATAATTACAAATTTTACAATGTTAAACAACATGCTATCTATATAGGACACGGTGATGGTAACATTACCAATAATATAGAATTGTACAATGTCGGCAATGATGGTAGTAGCAATACTACTCCATTATATCCACAGATATTTTTCAACGCATATGGTAATACCAGTAAAAATATCAAATCTGATAGAAGCAATACATTATCTATGCCTGATTTAACAATGCCATATATGCCAGAAGTAGGTGGACAAGGTAGTTCCGAATTACTAGGAACGTATCGATTAACATTAGGAGAATGCGCTGAGTATACATCATTATTTAGATTACCGGTGTCTAGGACTTCAGTTGGTTTACCAGCTGGGACAATATCCCATACACTAAATTATTGTTACAAAAGTATTAATTTCAATTTTAGCAGAACTGGAACTATGACAATTTCGGCAGATGTTGAAAGTGGGCGTGTACAACTAGTTGATGATTACAATTATCTCGGGTACAATAATTCAACTGAATCACTTAAATTAGATTTTACCGCATACCTACTTGATTACATAGGTGCCACGTATACCGGAGCGACTGGTCAGGTACCGCATACAATAAATATAATGTACAATAATCCATTAGTCGGTGATGCTGGCTATTTACACTACACTTATTCCACAATTATCTAATTTACCACTTTACAGTAACCAATTCATACCGTATAATAGATTTTCTAATCAGTTGAGGGCGTAAAGTTCTCAACTTCTTTTCTAACCACCAATTATCTGTTTAATTTTTTCAGTTAAAATATACCACTAAATATACTATCGAGACATAGTTGAAGGAATATGACTAACATTAAAATAATCAAACGGGCAATATTTACGTTGAAGGAAATCACATGGCAATAAGAATTATTACCCCAAAATCTACCTATACGGTAGATTACCCAATAGCAATTGAATTTGCTAAGCAACAAGCGGAAATATTTTGGCTACCGGATGAAATTGAAGTTGAAAAAGATCTACATGATCTTAAAACTAATTTCACAGAAGCCGAATACCACGGTGTTATCTCTACCTTAAAATTATTTACCATTTACGAATTATCAGTAGGGAATGATTATTGGCAAAACTTTGTCACCAAAGTATTTCCTCGTCCTGATATCCAACGAATGGCTACTACATTTGCATTTATGGAAATCGGAGTTCATGCGCCATTCTATGCTAAGTTAAATGAAGTATTAGGATTAGATACCGATGAGTTTTATGATGCGTATAAGGAAGATGAAGTACTTGCAAATCGTATGGCATGGATTGGTAAACGTACCGAAAAACGTGATACCATATACAATATCTTAAAATCAGTTGGAGTATTCTCCATGATTGAAGGTGCAATTCTCTATTCAAGTTTTGCATTCCTTAAACATTTTAATTCCACTGGGAAAAACAAATTAATTTCGATCAATAGTGGTATTAATTTCTCAGCAATTGATGAAACATTACATTCAGAAGCAGGTGCTTGGTTATTTAGAACCACACTCGCCGAAGCAATTGCCGATGATGCAATAAATGATGATGAACTAGCCAAATTACAGGCTGAATTGATCGAAACTGCAGCAATTGTTCTTGAACATGAATCAATTATAATTGATAAAATATTTGAAAAAGGTCCAATAAAAGGGATCACGGAAAATCAATTAAAACATTTCGTCGAATCACGACTAGATGCCTGTCTTTCTAATCTTGGTTACCAGGGTATTTTTAAACCTACTTATAACCCAATAGCCAAATGGTTCTACCAGGATTTAGAATCTAGCACGTTACATGATTTTTTTTCAAGCACTGGTTCTGATTATAACCGCGCATGGACAGAAGGAAAATTCGTCTGGTGAAGGTTTAAATTTACAGTTTTCGAAATGATATCTTGTCCAATTACCGCCTTTCCCACAAGAATTGCGGTTTGGGCATTCGAAAAAATAGGTTTATTCATTTTTGAATCTTTTACCCGGTGAATACATAAGTGTATGGTGTTATATCTGTAAGATGTATACATAATGTCGCTGGTCATGATAGTTCTTGATTATTGTAAGAATGATCAGAGTTGCTAGGTCTCGACACCGTGAGTAACATCTTTTACTTTACTTATACTTGTTTATATAGTATAATAGTATTTAAATAAATTAAAAATGAGGAATTATACATGGTTGAAATGTCGATATATGATGAACTAGGCGTTGAAAGAAAACAACTCCAAGAAGATGGATTGGTGCCAGATTGGTGCACAACTGCCGCATGGCAAATGCTTAAAGAGAATTATCTATCAAAAGATTATCCAGATCTAAAATCTGTTTATACTAGAGTAGCCAAACATGCGGCTCAGTATACCAATGAGCCAGAACTATGGGAAACAAAGTTTTTTAATTTATTCTGGAAGGGCTATCTAGCGGCATCAACTCCAGTGCTATCTAACATGGGCACTGGATTTGGATGTCCAGTAAGCTGCAGTGGCGGCGAAATTGCCGATTCAGTACATTCATTTTATGGAGCACAACAAGAAGCTGCCATACTTAGTAAAAATGGATTTGGTACATCCGGTTATATGGGGAATATCAGACCACGTGGTTCTAAAATAACTGGTCTAACTGGGTCAGCATCAGGTATTCTACCAGTGTTTAAAGATTTTGTACAAATGTCAAGGGATATTTCACAAGGTTCACAACGCCGTGGTGCATGGGCTGGATATGTCGAAATTGATCATGGTGATTTTTATGAATTAGTTAATTATATTAGCAAAAACCCAGATGATGCCAATGTCGGGTGGAACATTTCAGATGCGTTTATTGATAGGCTGGACAATGGTGACACCGATGCAATTGAACGGTTCCAAAAAGCAATGAAATTAAAAATGGTAACTGGCAAGGGTTATTTCAATTTCATAGATAAAGTAAATCGTCAAAATCCTAAAATGTATAAGGATAAGGGACTTAAAGTTTTAGCTAGCAATTTATGCTTAACTGGCGATACTATTATTCAAATAAAATTATACAACAATGCCGAAATTGAACACATTAGATTAGATGCATTTGTGAGTAATTTCGAAGCGGGAGTATATACTAATGTATTAGTTAAAACTTTTAATGATACCATTTCATGGTCATCAGTGAGCGCAGCTGCCCAAACTGCCATCGTTGATGAATTATACGAGATTGAATCACCCAATGGCAAAATTATTAGGTGTACTGCAAGTCATAAGATATTTACACAAAATCGTGGATACGTTGAAGCACAATATCTAATAGAAACAGATGAATTATTGGAAATCTAATTAAAGGGAAATAATTGTGCTAAAAATTAAAAAAATTAAGATTGAACAGGTACCAGTATATGATATTACCGTACCTGAAACTGAATGTTTTTTCGCCAATGATATTTTAGTTCATAATTGTACTGAAATAACATTAATGAGTGATCAAGATCATACATTTGCGTGTGTACTATCATCAATGAATGCAGCATTATACGATGAATGGAAAGACACCAATGCTGTATTTGATGCCACGGTATTTCTTGATTGTGTAAATCAAGATTTAATAGAAATTGGCAAACGTACATTAGGTATGGAAAAAGTAGTACGGTTTGCTGAAAAAAGTCGAGCAATTGGACTGGGTGTGCTAGGATTTCATACCTATTTACAAGACCATATGATTGCGTTTGAATCAATTGATGCTTTTTATAAAAATACTGAAATATTTAAACATTTAAGTGTGGAAACATTACGTGCTTCATCATGGATGGCTGAAGAATTTGGCGAACCAGAATGGTGTATTGGTTATGGTGTTCGTAATACACATCGAGCCGCAATTGCTCCTAATTTGTGCGTAACTGCTGATACTAAAATCGTACTTGCTGATGACTCAATCATTGATTACGAAACTGTGATATCTAACATGGGAATTGACTACGAATCATTAGTGTCATATACAATCTTGTTAGACGACGGTACTACAAGAACTATGAGATATGATGATACGGTGACAGTTATGCGCAATGGTCTTACTATCAATACTCTAGTTTGTAAGTTGAAAAAGGATGATGATATTCTAATATAACTATCTATCATATGCTCTCATTGAACCAAAAAAGATGAGTGTAGGTTGACAGATGAGAAGATATACAAGCATCTTTACTATGATTGTTATGAGTCCATTTCAAATATTATAATAGAATTCAATGGGTCTACTTGGCATCCAAGCCCATTATTAATAGGATCGGAACGGGCAACTTGGACAGTTGGTGGTTTTGGTTCAACGATGTCATATTACGAGGCTCTCGAATTTGACAACTACAAAATTAACTTTGCTAAAGATCAAGGTTACACGGTTCTTGTCGTATGGGATTATGAAATAAATACCAAACACAAGAGAAAACACAAATTACAATTTCTGATAGGTGAGATTAATGGCAAAAGTAGTCAAGATAATTAATAAGGAACAGCAATGGTATTCTGGAACAACACCGTTGAATGTGAAAACTCCTTTCGGTAGTCAAACAGTAACCAAACTTTGGTATAATGGCCTCGCTACCGTGTATAAGTTAACATTTACTCGTGAAGATGAAGTATATAATATAACATGTACTGAAAAACACAAATTCAGAAGAATAGATGGCAGTTGGGTGGAAGCAGTTGAATTGGTAAATGGTTATAAATTTGATAATGGTTGGACTTTCGAAGTTATTGAAGAAATGTCACATAAAGTGCCCACGTTCGACATTGAGGTTCCAGAAGAGCACTGTTATCTTTTAGAATCTGGCATCGTTAGTCATAATTCGTCAGCGTTAATTTGTGGTTCTGTTAGCCAGGGCATAGAACCAATATATAAAAATGCGTATGTTCAAAATACATCAGCGGGGAAAATTGCCAGAGTTAATCCTTCCCTACTAGCAATTATGAAAACAAAGAATGTATATTCAGATGAAACCATTCAAGATATTATTTCAAATAATGGTTCTGTACAACACGTAGCATGGCTTGATGAACATGAAAAATCGGTATTTAAAACAGCATTTGAAATTGATCAAAAACAAATTATTCGGCTAGCTTCTGCTAGACAACGATACATAGATCAAGCACAGAGTATTAATTTGTTTTTTTCAGCCGATGAAGATGAAGCATATATAAGTGAAGTTCACAAACTAGCGTTTAAAGATCCATATATAAAAAGTTTATACTACATTAGGTCAGAATCTGGTGTTAATGTTAATAAATCAGAATGTATAGCTTGTCATGGATAGCAATTTACAGTATAATACTTAACATGATATTTTAACTTAATAGATTGCCCTTGATATTTACTATTTCGATATGATCAAGGGCAATTCAAATAATATCATTGCGTTGTAACTTAATATCTGGTATAATTTACCAATACATCACACTACTATAGGACATACAAATGGCACAATTCCAAGAAGAAGTAATAACTATTAAAATCAGTAAATTATTAAAAGATAGCGACACAAAAGAACAATTAGTTTCAACCGAAACACTAATGAGTTTAGAAGCAGTAGTTCAAGAATTAGCTGGTTCAGGTACATTAGTCGAATGTTTCATTGAGGAATTAGCATGATAATTGATAAAGGCGTAAGTGCGGGTGATGTAGTTACTATTAAATTAACATCAGGTGAAGAATTAATTGCGCACTTAGTAGAAGAGCGGGAATTGTTTCTAAAGGTAGCTAGGCCATTGGTATTAACTATGGGCCAACAAGGAATTGGCATGGTGCCTTATTTATTCACGGTTGACCCAGAAAAAACTGTTAAGATTACAAAAGCCACGGTAGTAGTACTTGAACCATCTGATAAAGAATCAGCGGCACAATACACCAAAGCAACGACTGGTATTATAATTTAATGACTGGAGTAGCTAGAAAATCTGCGAAGGATACCGTTGATACAGTTCACGGAGCTAAAACAGGTGGTCATTGTAATGAAGAACCGCTAGTAACATCAACTAATCAGGGTTCCGATGATGTGTTGGTTAATTCAATTGGTGCTGTCAGGGAAGGTGATGAGGTCACCAACCACAATGATGGGTCCGATTGTAAATTGCATGACCCAGTACCAAAACTATCTACATTTTCACCAAATGTATATGCCAATAATAAAAGAATTGGTAGATTAAATGATACGTATGATTGTGGTGCTAAAATAACATCTGCCTCTGAAAATGTTTTTGCTAATTAATTGACAATAGTGAAATGATAGTAT